ACAAACTTAGAAGAATATAGAGGATTCTAATGGCTAGAAGAAAACCAATACCAAGAAGTCAACGAAAGATTTTCAATCGTGGAGAAAAACTAAGTCGTAATTCATCAGCAGTAAAAGATGATGTCAAAAATATATCCGTAGGTATTATGGATATGGACTCTGCTATTATGTATTACTTCAACGAAGTAATCAAACCAGAAGTAGAAGTCAATAAAGAAAAGGTAAAGGTTCCTTGTATTTATGCATCACCAGAAAGGTGGTTGACAATATCTAAACAAGGATATTTACGAGATAAAAAAAGACAAATTATTACACCTTTGATAGTGTTCAAACGAACCGGTATGAGTCGTGATGATAATATGCCAGTTGATAAGTTGGATGCAAACGACCCAAATTTATTTTACTCTTTTGAGAAAAAGTTTACTCAACATAATCGTTACGATAAGTTTTCAGTTCAGAAAAATTTATCACCAGGAAAAGAATATTATAATGTAGCTATGCCAGACTATGTTCAGTTATCATATGAATTTACCATATGGACTTCATACATTGAACAAATGAATCAAATAGTAGAAAAAGTTAATTATTCGGACGGAGCATATTGGGGTGAACCGGGTAAGATGAGATTTAGAACTCGTATAGAGAGTTTTTCAGATGCAAGTCAAATAGATGGAGAAAGATTAATCAAAACAACATTTAGTTTAAATCTAAATGGATATATCGTTCCAGAAACATTTAATAGTAAAACAACAACACAAAAGTATCTAACACCTAAAAAATTAGTCATAAGAGAAAACGCAGATACAACTATCGTTGATGACAAAGGTAGAGTATCATTAGCACCAAATGCAGCAGTTGAGGGTGGAGCCCCAACAAAAGATATATTTTCAATCAGTATTACCAATGGTATAACTTTTGAACAAGGAACAGGTGTGACATTATCTGCACCTTCCACTACTTTTGATGGTTCATCTGCATTAACACAAACATTTTCCATAGGACAGGCAGTGGCTGTTACTGATAGTCCTACTTTTAATAGTTTAACAGCAAATTCAGTAAGTATCGGAAGTGCAACAACCATAATATCGGACCAAAGTTTTGATAGTGATATGGTAATAACAGGTTCAACTGAAGTTACTGGTAGTTTAACGGTAGGTGGAAATCTAACCGTAACAGGAAGTATCACAACCAATGAATTAATAGAACAAATTACAACTCGTTCAATAGATTATTCAACAGGTTCAAATGCATTTGGAGATGATTTTAATGATGTTCATAGATTTACAGGTAGTTTAGATGTAACGGGTTCATTTAAACTAAATGGATATTCAGTAAGTGAAATATCTAATGATAGTGATTTTACAGACGGAAGTGCAACTGCACTCGTTACGGAAAATGCATTAAAACAATTCAATCCTTCATCAACCACAACAGAAGAAACAACTTATTTAAGAAAACAATTTTTCAAAACATCAACAGGTATTAGTGGTAGTAATACAGCCAGTTTCACAGCAACAACGGCATCCGCACCGAGTGGTGTAACCACAACATCTGAAAATGATTTTGTGTTCTTTATCAATGGACAATATATGGAACACGATGCATTGTCAATTAGACAAAAAGCAACAGGTAGTTTCCATTTACAAGTAAACACAACATCAATAGGTTATTCATTAGAAAGTGATGATGAAATTTTAGCAATTGGTAAATTTAATTCATAACTATGTCTATAATATTTAAAATTAACAATCCCATAACTTTGAAATCTGGAACAGGTGTTACTTTATCTGAGGGTGTAATTGGATTTACAGAAAAAGATTTTGATGGTTCAAATAGTGCAAATGTAAAAGTAGCAATAGGACAACCAATCGGAATATCAGACAATGTTCAATTTGATAGTGTTACATTAACAAGTGGAGATAGTTTAAATGTTGGTGGTTTCGTAATAAGTGATGGAACAATATCAGGTTCAAGAGTTAGATTTCAACAAGACCTTGAAGTTACACAAAATTTAAGAGTTACCAGTTCATTGGTGGTTAACGGAACGATAACTTCTGGTTCAGGAACTTTTGGTTCCACCTCTAAAACAACTACTCACAATACAGGTAGCACAAGGTGGGGTGAAAGTCTTACGCAGAAACAATTTGCAACAGGTAGTTTTGAGATTTCAAGTTCTTTCTTTTTAAATGGGTATGAAATAAATGAAATTTCAAATGATACCGATTTAACAGACCAAAGTCCTAAGGCATTTGTAACGGAAAATGTAGCAAAATCACACTTAGCAACGATTAAACCAGATAGAGATTATTTAAGAAAATCATTTGTTCATACAGGTAGTTTTGTAAATAGTGCTACTTCAAGTTTCACAGCTATAACAGCGTCATCACCAACAAGTATGACATCTACAAGTGAAAATGACTTTATGTTTTTTATAAACGGTATGGTAATGGAAAATGACGCATTAACCATAGAACAAAAAGGTTCAACAAATTTAGAATTAAGAATAGATACAGACGCATTAGGGTATATTTTAGACTCATCAGATGAGGTAATTGGATTCGGTAAATTCAATAGTTAGATATTTATAAGTAGGAATATATAATGGCAAATATTAAATCAAAACAATTCGCAAGTTTATTAACATTATCAACAGCAAGTATTGATGTTGTTAGTGGTTCATTCTTGCCAGACGCAGCATCAACTTACAATGTAGGTAGTTCAACTATACCTTGGTTGAGTGGTTCATTTCAATATATGGATATCAACTCTGGTGGACAAATACATTCAACAAATTTATTCGTAAGTGATGTTAGTAGATTTACAGGTAGTATTGTCTTAAAAGAACAATCAACATTACCAACCGCATTAGAGGGTGGAATAGCTTATAGTGGTAGTAATTTTTGGTTGAGTTCTTAATAAAATTATGTTTTGTTATATTTATAATTAGAATTAAAATATCGTCATATAGGAGATAAAAAATGGCAACTTGGAAGAAAGTTATTGTTAGTGGTTCAGCCGCAGATTTGGCATCAGTAACATTAGATACACAATTAGCAGTAGCAGAAGGTGGAACCGGAGCTACGACATTAACAGATGGTGGTGTTCTACTCGGTAGTGGAACAGGAGCAATCACAGCAACAGCAGTCCTTACAGACGGACAAATGTTAGTTGGGGACGGAACAACCGACCCGGCCATTGAAAGTGGTGCAACTCTAAGAACATCAATCGGTGTTGGAACAGGTGACTCACCACAATTTACAGATTTAACCTTAACGGGTGGAGATATAACTCTAACCGGTGCAGCAACAGATATAGATGTTATTGATAATACAGCATCAGCTCTATCATTTGACGCTACTGATAAAGCCGGTATTTTAGAGATAGACTCTACGAATTCCAAAGAACAAGTTAAAATGTCAGGTGGATTATTTGTATCTGGTCAGATATCGGGTTCAGGAAACATTATTAGTGGTAGTTCATTTATTGGTTCTTCATTAGCATTAGACACATCTTTACCAGTATCATCTGGTGGAACAGGTGCGTCATCATTAACTGATAAAGCAGTATTGATTTCACAAGATAGTGGAACAGACGCTATTGGTTCATTAGCACTTACAGGAAATGGTGAAATTATAGTTGGTGGAACAAACGGACCAGCAGTGGAAGCAGCAGCAGATGTTGCAGGAACAGGTTTAGACGCATCAGTAGGTGACGGAACATTAGCAATTAATGTAGCAGCCGCACAAACAAGTATTACATCGATTATAAATACTGGTTTAACAAAAATCGGAACAGCAACTAACGAAGAATATATTAAATTTGATACTTCAAATGAAATTAATACTCTTATTGGTAATTCAGAGATTCATAGTGTAACTGCTGATGGTGTAGATATAACAGGAGCATTGACCGTATCAACAGATTTAAGTGTTAGTGGTGGAGACATTACATTATCAGCAGCAGCAACAGATGTTGACTTGATTGATAATAATTCATCAGCTCTATCATTTGACGCAGCTGGTAAAGCCGGTATCTTAGAAATCGATACTACAAATAGTGGTGAACAAGTCAAAATGTCTGGTAACTTGATAGTTGAGGGTAATTTTGTAGTCAATGGTGATACAACACAGGCAAATGTTGCTAACTTATTAGTTCAAGATAGATTTATCTTACTAAATAGTGGTTCAGCAGCATCAGGTGACGCTGGTATATTAGCCGGTAGTGGTAGTAAATATAGTGGTAGTTCATTTGTTTTTGATGATTCAGTAGACAGATGGGGAACTCAACACGATACCCAATTAGGTTCATCTATGACAACATCAACACCAGAAGCGTATGCCTCTTTATATGTTCTAAACGCAAATACAGGTTCAGCAACCTATAATGTAAAAGGAAATATAAAGGTTGATGATAGTGACGAAAGTATTTGGATTTATTCATAATGTTAAATAGAGGTTATAATGGGAATAGTAGACAGAATAGAACAAACTAAAAAATTAGAACAAAGAGCAGTAAACTTAACGAAATCAGAAATTGAGTTTATATTGTATTTGTTTAGTGAAAGTATGATACCAGGTAAAAAATTGATTGAAGCAGTATCAGCAATTGAAAAATTACAAGTTAAATACAAAGAATTACAAGAAGATAAATAACTTTATTGGCCTTGATGTGGCAATCAAGGAAGTGGGCCGAATAGGTAACCAACCATAAGGAGACAAATTAAATGCCAAGTTGGAAAAAAGTAGTAATAAGCGGTAGTTCAGCCGCTTTACCAAGTATCACACATACAGGTGATTTTACACTTGATGTTTCTGGTGATATAAGTTTTGATGCTGATGGTGCAGATATCAAACTATTAGATGGTGGAACAGAATTCGGTAGACTGAAACGAGATAGTTCTCATTTTGTTATAAAATCTATGACCAATAATAAAAAACTACAATTCAAAGGTATTGATGCTTCATCAACTATAACCGCATTGGAATTAGATATGGAAAATGCAGGAAATGCACAATTCCTATCAAATATATCAGGTTCTCAAATAGAAGCGAGTGGAGATGTAATCGCATTTGGTTCATCAGACGAAAGACTTAAAGACAATATTACATACATACACAAACCAATAGATAAAATTAATAAGATTGGTGGTTATAAATTTACTTGGAACAACAAACAAGATACATACTTAGGTAAAGATGTTGGTGTATTGGCACAAGAAATAGAAGCAGTTTTACCAGAATTAGTAACAACAAGAGCAACAGGATACAAAGCAGTCAAGTATGAAAAGATTGTTCCGTTGTTAATTGAAGGTATAAAAGAATTAGACAAAAAAATCAAACATATCGAAAAGAATTGTGATTGTTTGAACAATTAGTTTGATATTTATTAGTAATTAAAATAGGAGTTATAATGGCAAAAAAATCTAAATCAACAGAAATTAAATTTACAAAAACTGAAGTTGAATCTATATCCGCTTTAAGAGCAGGATTTGATGAAGTTCAAACTTTATTAGGTAGATTAGAAATTCAAAGAATACAAAATGAACAGGTATTAGAAAATATTGATAATGACAAACTTCGTTTAGAAACAAGGTATTCTGATTTGATTGCTGAGGAAAGAAAATTGGTTTCAGACTTTACAGAAAAGTATGGACCAGGAAATCTTGACCCAGAATCCGGTGTATTTACACCAGTAAAATAAAAAAAAATTACTTCGTAGGTATATTTTGAGTTTTCTAAATGATATTTATATTTACGATATAACCTAATTAGGAGAAAAATAATGGCAGAAAGAATCGTAAGTCCTGGTGTATTTACCAACGAAAAAGATTTATCTTTCTTACCACAAGGTATCGACGGAATAGGAGCAGCATTGATTGGACCAACATTAGAAGGTCCAGCTTTCACACCTACAATCGTTAGAAACTTTGCTGAGTTTGAAACAATCTTTGGTAAAGAGTCCCAAGACTTCTATGTTCCTTTTGCTGCGAAGCAATATCTTCGTAGTGCAGGAGCAGTAACAATCGTTCGTGTTTTAGGATTAGGTGGATATAAAAATGACACAGTACTATTAGGTATTAGTGGTTCAAATGGTGTATTTATTGGAGCTTCATTGAAGCCTTCAAGAGGAGCAACTGACCCAGACGCGTTGGAGTTAGCTGGTCCCCATAGTGCATCGTTGAACGCAGGTGGAACAATGAATTCATTCGTAATGAATCTTGCAACTACAAATGGTTTAGCAAGTGCCTCAAGAGAGACATTTACTTTATCATTTAATTCAAGTTCAGCAAACTACATTACGAAAGTATTTAGTTCCGACCCACAGGATGCTAATCAAGAAGTGTATGTTTATAAAAACTTCCTAACAACACAAAACTTAATGACTACATCGGATAAAGTGTTTATCGCAAGTGGTTCAGATGAAAACTTCGGTTTTGATTATGACTTTGCATCAACACCTTCAATCCAATCACAATTAGTAAATGGAGCGAGAACAAGTTTATTTAAAGTAAAAACTCGTTCACACGGTAGTTCACAAAACGAAGCATATAAAGTTGGTATTTCAAATATTAAACAACCAGCTGATGTTCCGGGTTCTGACTATGGTGCATTTGATTTACAAGTGATTATTAATAATCCAGGACAAAATGACGACAACACAGTTTTAGAAAACTTCCAAGGTCTAAATTTTGATGAGGATTCAGTCAACTACTTACCAAGAAAAATTGGTGATAGATATGTTTCTATTGATTCAAATGGTAAATTAACCAACAATGGTGATTATCCAAATCAATCTAAATATGTTTATGTATCAAACTTTGGTAATTTAACAGGAATTTCAAAAGACTTAGTTCCTATGGGATTTGCAGCATTAGTTCAACCACACGTCTTGTCAACAACAAGTCAATCAATGAGTGGTTCAACAGTAGATGCATCATACCCAACAGCTTCGTATAGATTTACAACGAGTGGACAAGGTCAGAAAAATTCAAGAGGAACATTTGACTCAAATGAATATTATGGATTTGACTTCAAAAATGAAGACAATAAACAATATTTAGGACCCACACCAACAAGTGCAGCGGTCGGTAATAATGTTTCTATGAGTTTAGAAAACGCCTTTGGTAATAACGACGCATCAACATTGGGTAGTTCATACTCAGTAGGTGCAGTTAAAATATCAGTATCAGGTTCAGCAATACAACAAAAGAAATTCGCAGTTCCTTTCCAAGGTGGATTTGATGGAATGAATCCAGCTATAGAAAAGAAAAACGGAACAAACACATCACTAACTAATACATTTGGATTTGACTTCACAGATGCAAATTCAAGTGGTTCAGTAGCATTTAAGAGAGCTATAAACGCAATCTCAAATCCAGATGAGTTTGATATTAACTTGTTGGCAGTTCCAGGTATTATTCACGGACTCGGTGGAGGACACCAAGTTGTAACTAATCACGCAATAGACAAAGTTGAAGACAGAGCAGATGCGTTCTTTATTATGGACGGATTTGAATATAACGCTTCAGTTCAAACAGCTATCAGTAATGTACAAACAGTAGATTCAAACTATGTAGCTACTTACTATCCTTGGATTAAAATCTTAGATAGTGTAAAAGGTAAACCTACTTGGGTTCCACCTTCAGTAGTTCTACCAGGTGTTTTTGCACAAAACGATAGAATTGGACAAGAGTGGTTCGCACCAGCTGGTCTAAATCGTGGTGGTTTAACAGAAGTATTAGAAGCCAAAACAAGACTAACTAACTTAGAAAGAGACGACTTATACGAAAATCGTATTAATCCAATCGCATCTTTCCCAGGTCAAGGTGTAGTCGTGTTTGGACAGAAGACACTTCAAGGTAAACCAAGTGCATTAGACAGAATCAATGTAAGAAGATTGTTAATTAACTTGAGAAAGTTCATAGCATCTACTTCAAGATTCTTAGTATTTGAACAAAATACTTCAACTCTAAGAACAAGATTTTTAAATCTTGTAAATCCTTACTTAGAACAAGTTCAGTCAAATAGTGGTCTAAACGCATTTAGAATCGTAATGGACGAAACAAACAACACACCAGATGTTGTAGATAGAAACCAATTAGTTGGTCAAATCTTTATCCAACCTACGAAAACCGCTGAGTTTATTGTATTAGACTTTGTTGTTCAGCCATCAGGCGCAGCATTTGAAGACTAAACAAGGAACAAATAATAAGAAAAACCCCCAAGAAATTGGGGGTTTTTTGTTTTGATAAGGAAGAAAGAATAAATCTGCAGGTGATTTACACCAAATCACCAAAGGTTGTTTCTAATCTCGTGAAACACTACATAACCCTTCGGTTCCAAATAAGTAGTCACCGAAAACCCACAAATCTAATTACTTAGGATAAATAGCAAATGTATCAGCGTATTCAGCCAAAGTATTGTGTTGACTTCTCACAAAACCATATTGTGGTTTGCTACCACCACGATACTTAATTCTAAAATTACCAGTCATCATCATATTCCTAATGGTAGGATTATATCTTACTCTCATAGGAATACCCTTATATAAAGCTTGTTCAAAATAAGGAGCTTCATAATCTTCCAACCTAACAGCTGGTTGATTCTGATTAGCTTCATATAATTCCATAGGATTGTGAGCATATCTATAATGAGTAATGGTATGAGTTCCATTTTCTACATACTCACCAGCGTCATTATAATATCCATAATGGTTTGGGATTTCTCTCGTTACCAAAGTATCTTGATAATCTCTCATATAAATACCTTCGGTATCAGTCGTTATCGTTTCATTTTGTTGTTCATCAAGAAATCTTTCATTTTCAATCATTTGTTCAATAGTCATTTCGTTTTCCTTTATCATTATCATAACACTATAATATACAAATACTATTTGTAAATGTCAAGCTTTTTTTTAATTATTTTCTTCAAAGAGTTCTTCTTCACAATCATCACAAAGGAAAAAGCCGTCTATTTCAACGCCACACTCTTCACATATTATCTCATCAATCATACTATAATATAGTTATTCCTAATGACAAAGTCAAGCTTTTTATTATAAAACTTCAATAAAACTTCTAAAACTATATCTTATTTGTCATACACTTTTTTCAGTTTCGTTATATTTATTAATGTAATAGAAAAGAAATCTTTATAGGAGAAGAAAAGTGGCAGATTTTATAGACCCAAATGAAATGTTTTTTACACCATTTGAACCAAAGTTATCAAATAGGTTTATTATGAACATTGAGGGTATTCCAGCATTTTTGGTTAAAACAACAGGAAGACCTAATTTAAATTTAAACGAAGTTGCACTTGACCATATTAATGTTAAAAGATATGTTAAAGGTAAAGCTGAGTGGCAAGCACTTACAGTAACTCTTTATGACCCAATCGTTCCAAGTGGAGCACAAGCAGTTATGGAGTGGGTAAGATTACATCACGAATCAGTAACAGGTCGTGACGGATACTCAGACTTCTATAAAAAAGATATTACATTTAATGTATTAGGACCAGTTGGTGATAAAGTAGAAGAGTGGACTTTAAAAGGTGCATTCATCACTGCAGCTAACTTTAGTGATATGGATTATTCAGCAACTAATGTTTCTGATATTTCATTAACTCTAAGATACGATTACGCAATACTACAATTCTAACGGAGAAAAATTATGTGGGCAATATTCAAAGACAATAATGAATACAACGAGAAATCAATAATTGGTTTCGGTGCATTTACAGTAATGGTTTTGTTTGCGTTTGCAGATGTTGTAACTGGACTTATGGGTAAAGATTTAGTAATCAACGATGTTGTTTACAATTCATTCCTATTTACTACATTAGGTAGTTTCGGTATCGCAGGTGCTGAAAAAGTTTTAAAAAAATAATAAGTTATTAATTCTTAATTAATCAAGGAGTAAAACAAAATGGCT